TGGTTTTCAATTACCTGACTTATCTTAACTCTTTGAATTGAGGTATCAATCATTTATGTCGAGTACGTCGTTGTCGATGATGTAGTGGGAAAACTACTAGATCGTGTCTTAGTAGATGAAGCACTTGATGCAACAGTTTTAGTAGAAACTTCTGATTCAGAGTCTCTTGTATAGGTTGGAATGTTATAACTTGATCCTCTAGCAAATCTAGATCCAGAAGTATTCTCTCCAGAAGCAATAATATCTTGTACAACAGTCAAATGGGTGTTAGTCATATCGTATTTTATGTACAAATCACGTAATCCTATGACATCATTTGACTGAGGCACCGCTTGAATCTCTATAACATCGTTTTCTATCGCTGTTGAGGTTATATTTACAGTATCTATAAGGATTTCACCGATGTCATATTTAACAGTACCTGCATTTTTCTTAATAATGTTAGGTTTTCCACCTTCTGTATATGTAAAGAAGAAAATTCTTCCTTTTTTATCATCAATTACCTCATCTGCAAGATAAACTGTACCAGAAACACCATCTAAAGTGAATCCAGTTGACGTAACATTGTAAGAAGACTCTCCAATATGGAATTCATTACCATAACAGAGTTCATATTGTGCCCATTGAGCGATTTCTGCTCTTAGATTTCTTCTTATAGTGACTTTTGTGATATTTGAAGTGATTGCATTGTCAACTTGGTCTATTAAAGTGACTGTTTTACTATATTTGAACCTTCCGCCGAACTTATTAACATCAATTGACTTAGAATACTCAGTTAAAGCACCAGAAATAGCACTTTTTAACAATGTTGGTTGTTGATTATGGTTAGGATTGTAATAAACTTGACTTTCTGTCTCAACAAATAGGTATTTTAGGTCAATAAACTCAGGAACTATACCAGCAACAGCGTAATTTTTCAATTTTGAGATCAAATCTCTCTTTGTGAAGTCTGAAAGGTAGTCTCCATTCCTTGGTTTTACCGAAAGATAGACTTTTCCGTACCTTGGAGGAGTTAATTCTTCTCCACCATAAGATGTTACAGACTCAACGTTAGGATATATGTAAGAAAGTACCGCTTCATAGTCAGAAGAGGTTACGGCACGGTATTGTGAGGAGTAAATTCGAGGAGAATAGTACTTAATTGACGCAATTGACTCAATATCATCACCATCTCTAGATCTTTCAACAGTTTCAACTAAAGAAACGTTAGTTCCACCGACTACAGCACCATCTTGATTGATTAAACGACCAATAAAACTGAATTCTGCAGCTCCATTAGCTGATTTTCCTTGTGTTTGTAGGTAATTAATGGTAACATAATTATTATTTGATAATTTTCTACCAATTATACCGTCTCCAAACATAATTTCATACCTTTCATCCTCAATTTCTTGCAATAAGTAAGTATTTGAGGTTGATGTGATACCAATAATGTTATCAACTGGTGTATAAGCTACTTTTGTTGATGAAGTTTCAGAAGATTTGACATTTACTCTTATACTATCGGTGTCAATGAAGGAATTTGGTAAAATAAAGCGTTGATTTGACTTAGATGTATCAACTGTAAAGTTTTGTGTCAATAAAAGACCTTCAAAAACGTCAATTTCATTAAAAAATGCAATGTTATTATTAACAGGAACGGTAATATCTTCAGGAATCGAAAAAATATAACTTGTATTCTCTGCAATACCATTAACAACCAATCCAGCCTTGAGTGTTAGGGTAACAGCACTATCTAAACCTTGAACATTGAATGATATCTTAGCTTTTGACGCTCTTCTAGACCTTGGAACGTATCCAATGTTACGTGCTAATGCAACAACATTCTCTCTTAGCGTGGCAGAGTCGAGAAAATTCTCATTTACTGCCATATTTGTATTATATGCAGTAATATAGGTATTATAAGCAAGGGCATCTAAAATAATAGACAAATTAGACCCTTCAAAGTCATAATCTGTAAAATTATCGTTAGATTTCAAATAATCCTTGATTGAAGTCTTTATTTGATCAAAATCTAGGTTTGTATACTGTCCAAAGGCCATTATATTCTAGCTGGGAGAAGGAGAACGTCTATTTCCTGCGTATCCATTTCCATACCAATAATATTGTATGAAATTAGAGCAGACATTTCATTATTTTCACCATCAATATTAACTTTTACCTCATCAATCTCAATTCTTGGTTCATATGAGTTGAGAGCGGAAATTATTTGATTTTCTATAGAGATATAGTGTAAAGATGTATCTAATTCAAATAAACTGGCATTAATTTGAGATCCAAAATCATTCAAAAATGGTTTTTCACCAATTATCGTATTGACAATATTAATTACAGACCTTTTAATAGCATCCTCATTCTTAAGAACCATTAGGTCATTAGTTATAGGATGCATTTTAAAAGATAAGTTAATATCTCTAAAGCTTTTAGATCTTTTAAGTGCCACTATATTAAATTAATCTTAATATCTATATTTAGTAACATTAAATAACAATTTTACCAGCACCATCGTCATATTCTATATCTTCATACTCTGGTTCAATAATTTCATTCAAATCCTTAGACTTCTTGGTCTTTTTCAACATGTCGTCGTTATATACCTCTTGTAGAAGGTTAGAATTAGGTTCCATGCTACTAAAATATAATATTCATACTATTTATATGCCGACAACAAGATTTGAACTCGTGACCTTGGCTTTACAAAAGCCCTGCACTACCACTGTGCTATGTCGGCAAACGGGATAGAAGGGACTTGAACCCTCAACTTCCTGCGTGACAGGCAGGTGCTCTAACCAATTGAACTACTACCCCAAAGCGGATAAAGAGATTCGAACTCTTGACCTTCTCCTTGGCAAGGAGACGCACTACCGCTGTGCTATATCCGCAGGCTGGGGTAGCAGGGCTCGAACCTGCGACAAATTGATTAACAGTCAACCGCTCTACCAGCTGAGCTATACCCCATCATCAAAACCAGAATCTCTGTCTGGTATAAAATCAGGACAAACTAATGCACCTGCAAGTTCTCTAGCTTGTAAATTGTGTTCACACAACTTATTCATCCAGATCCTTTCACTTAATTCTACTGTACCATCTGTTGATAGGATTCGGCAACAGATATCCACTATTTTATTCCTATAATTCGTACTTAAGGGCATAATAGAGTAATGGCTTTTGGTAATATGTAGTATTCCTTTCTTTGAATAGCCTTGGTTAATGATTTTAAATCATCATCTGGCATAATAGGAACTTCTTCTTGTAATATTATTTCTCCACCATCTAACTCTTCATTCACATAATGTACAGTAACACCAGTCATGGGATCACCACTCTCTAATGCTCTTTCTATTGCATGAAGTCCTTTATACTTGGGAAGTAATGAAGGATGTAGATTAATTATCCTATTTGGGAATGCATTAATAAGTTCAGGAGATACTACTCTCATCCACCCTGCTAAAACAACAAGGTCTACATTCCACACCTTTAAAAGTTTTATTATATGATCTTCATCACTGTGGTCAATATAACAATGAGGAATACCCCACTTCTCTGCCCTCTTGGCAGCACCACACTTCTTTTTGTTGTGTATCATTACCACAACTTCATGCTTATTGCATATAGGATTTCGAACGATGTTCTCGAAGTTAGTTCCGTTACCAGAACACATGACTCCTAGTTTCACCTACCTTGCCCACGATAAGTTTTCTTAGCCTTGTTTCTAGAAGTAGCAGCATATTTGGTATGCTTACCATTTCCCTGTCTAGTTTTCTTTGGTTGAGATTCCAGTTCAACTGTTCCCCAAGTACCAGTCTTTGATTTTGCCATTAACTTAGTTCCTCCTCACAATGCTTTTCTACAATTTCTTCAACGATTTCTCTGAATGCATTACGCAATTCATATTCAGCATCACTCTTATCTTTCTTTAACCTAGTAACTGTAATAGGTGGAAGTGTAAGAGTTGCAGTTATTTCCCACAAACCAAGTTCTTTATTCTTGGTAGTGCTAATATCAAGCATTTGTTTTGTCATTACTTTTTAGTCGTTTCAGATGGAATTAAATAAGTGATTACTAATCCTAATAGAATAGAAAGAATAATCTTAGATGAAAGAAGTTGTAGTAATAGTATAATAAGTGACGCTGCACCAAATACTATCCACTTCTCTTTTATAATCTCTACCACCTTCTCTATAGTCAGTGGTGTCTGTTTAGTAGCCATAATTAAAATTGTTTAGGGTGAGTAATAACATCCCCATGTATTTCACCAATGTCATCAATATGAGCATGGTCTATTTGTTCGATATGTAAATGTTCTAGAGAGTTAGCAATCCTTTCTAGTGCATTTGCGATGCGATTAAACTCCTCACTCATTACTCTTCGTTTGGAATGTACATAACGTCAGCACACAAGTAACTCATTGGTGACTCTGGATGAACTACAACACCATATCGTTTTAGTTCGCCACATGTTCTAATACGACCTAGATCATAATCTAATTGTCTATTCATTAGTAACTGTTCTTTCATAGCCTTATCTGGTCCTTGACCAACACCTACTAAAGAAAGACCTGTTACAACTGCGGTTGCTATTGCGACAACATTAACTGTTGTTTGATTTAAATAACTTTTCATTCGTTTGGTTCCTCCAATACGTTAATATACTCAACCTCGTCTGGGTCGATTGCATTTGGTCTGCCTTCGTCAAATAACTTACTTAGCATTTGCACGGCATCATATTTACCTTCATCGGAGAGAAGCCCGTTTTGTAGGTCTTTTCCTTCGTAGACCAATCTCCACTTTGGAGTTTTCTCGCCCTTTTTTGGTTTTGCCATTAAATTAACCTCTCTAATTTTTCTGCCACTGATTTCTCGGTAGCCTTTACACGATACTGAACCCCATCACGTTTGGAGAGTTCGCCGAGGATTTGAGACGTAAGATCCCATAACTCCTCGGTTTTAAGTCCTTTGTTGATCTGGAAGTCAATCATTAGATAACTCTCATCTTCTCATGACCAACTCTGATACGTGGATCGCACCATGTGACCATCCCTGCCTTCTTCGCATCTAGACAGAAACTTACATCCTCTCCACACATATCCTGAACATTGCCTGATTCGAAGATCTGCATTTTTGGTGCAAACCAAGGATATTCGAGTCGCTCAAAGACCCCGTGCTTAACTAGAACCCATCCGAATCCTGTGTAGTCCACTGTAAAAGGCTTCTTCCTCTTAGTGATTGACTCAACGGTTTCATGGTTCATAACTCCGCCATTCTTTGCGAAGCTTTCCTCATCGAGCCAGTGTGCAACGGATGTGGTATGCCCATCTTCGGTTGCGTACCATCCCGCAGTGATTTCCTTTTCCTCACCCTCTTCTGGAATGGCTAGATCCATGAGTTGCCAAAACTTATTAGTATCAAATACAATATCACTATCGATCCACAACTGGTAGTCATACTTTAACTTCCCGTCCCAAGGAATCTGTTTTGGTCCTCTGAGTACATTCGCACCTAAAACTTTGCAGCGTGCGAAGTTAACCATCGAGGAGTAGTCTTGAGATATCTGTATGCTGTTCCCATTCTGCACCATGTCGAAACAAAGTTGCACGAAGTTCTTCAGAAAGATATACGAACATCCTCTGCCTGGAAGGCAAAAGACAATCGATTTGCCTTTCACTCTCTCTTTTATTTTGTCGTAATCCCAGTCTTCCTTTTTCTCGGTTTCCTTTGGAATTACTTTAAATCCTTTTGCCATGAATAATAATCACCTGTGTGTATTATAGGTCAGTTGTCATATTTAGTCAAGTGATATAAAAAAGGTTTTCCGCAAATTTTTTTCTCGGAAATTTTTTTATATGCACGGTTTAGTAACCCCCCGTTTCTGGTGTCTGAGTTACCCCTCTATTTTTAATTGTTCCAGTTTTAAAATTAGTTGGAGTACTTCTGCGGCCGCCCAATAAAATATCTGCGGCCACATATGCGGCTGCGAACTTACCAGCGTTTTCCCATGTCAGAAATTTTTTTATATCCATTGAAATTGTTCTCTCGTTTTCAAAGTTTTGTAGGTTAGGGTAGTTAGCGATTTTAATATAC